GGAGTGCTTAAGAACAATACATTGAATATCTAGTTGAGAAATATGCCCTTGCTGCATCAGTTCATAAGTTCTAGTAACTTTATATGAAGGTCCAAACAGTCCTTCCAAGACCCATTTATGAGTTTGAGTACCATCTAGAGTTCCTGTAAATCCAAAACGATACTTTGCGTGGTGGAGTTTGGTCATAATATCAATCAACGACTTGCTCTTGAATAAATGAGCTTCATCTCCCATAACTACATTATAGTCTTCAAAAAACGAACGTTCTAGTTTATATACTGATTGCCAAGTAGTAATCGTAACTGGGTGTTCGTTCGTTTTTTCTCTACCCGAATAAATTTTATGGCAATATGACTCAGCATCCCAACCATAATCTTCAAAATCCTTGTACATCTGCTCTACAAGAGATGTCGTTGGAACAACTAAAAGAATTTTTTGTCCTTTATCTACATAATACCTTACAAGGGAGTAAATCATTAAGGATTTACCTGAAGCTGTGGGTGATATCAATAATTTTCTATTATGCTTTAGAGCATCGCATACTCCCTCTATTTGATACTCCCGTGGAGAATGAGAACAAATAGAAGACATATAATCTTTTACACCTTCATATGAAATGCCCTCATTTACTTCAAAAGGCAATCCATAGAATTTGTTTTCTTTAAACTCATATGTATAATTATGTAAGGTTAACTTATCGATAACTTTGGGAAGAAGACCTGCATAAATCTCTCCCGTATGAGTACTTAGAAGTCGAATTTTTCCATCCCAGTGTTTGCTCCTATACTGGGACATGAATTTTGCAGATTCGACTTCAAATGTAAAATATGGTTGAAGTTCATATAAAATATGAGATTCACACTGTAGTTTAATGTAAACCTCATTTTTCTTTTCGATAATTACGTCACTCATAACATTATGTCTGCTATGAGTATTTATTTACCCCAATCCAGACTGAAAACGTAAAAAGTCTATAGAGTTTTTGATTTGATAGGTTCTATTTGAAATCATTTTGAGAATACTGTCAATATAACTTAGCATTGTCTCATAATATTCTACCTTTAAAATAACCTGCGATAATTTATCATCAGAATCCAAGTATCCTTGAAGAGTTTCCTTATCACGTATTTTTTTGGGAAATGGATTTTCTAGATAAACTTCTGGGTCTGCTTTGCCAGTAAAATATTCATACCTTTCGTGTCTTATTTTTTTTCTTTGTTGCTCCGCTTTCTTTTTTAAGAGATTGATTGTATTATATAAATCAAAATACTTTGAATGTAAAATTGGAATATTTAGAGATTCTGTATGCAGATTGTCAATATCTATCTTAGAATCTTCCTCCCACATTCTTTGAATTGTATCTAGATCAATAGCCATAAAGTGGTTTACCTTCCAAATCAATAATATTGTAAATAGTATACTTGAAACTTACATCTGCTGTAAAGTATTGAATATCACTATCAGTAGCATCAAAAGTCACTGTTGATAATGTATATGGAAATAAGTCTTGAAATCTTATTTGAAAATTGGGTATTTGACTGCTAGTTAGTACCTGTAAAGTTCCATCTGAGTATATATTTTGCCTGTCTTTCGCATAGTTTCCGCGAATTGCTCCAGACTTTTCTAGAATATCAAATTGCTCTAATTCTTCCGGAAATCCAAGACCACGCATCCAGTTTTGTATTTCCATATAATTTTCAAGATTTTCATCAACAAGAAATCTTAAATTCAAATCTCCAAATTGGACCATATCACCTGGAGTGGGCAACATGTTTGTATATGACGGTTGAATAGCAACTCCAAGAGTTATGTCTGGTATATTTGCTTGATTGCAAAAAAAGGCAACCTTTGGTGTCCTCGTCAAGGTAAACTTAAATCCCGTTGGGGATAGAAAGTTTCTATTATCTATTTGCCCTCTAGTCATGTTTTTTTAAGTATTTAGATAACTCTTTCCCACCTACTACCAGGACCATTATATTTTAAAGACCTACTGATACTACTTTCTAATACTCCAGTATTTTCTCTTGCTTCTTTCATAGAATTATAAATTTTTCCAGTTTTTCTATCTTTAACCGATACTATCCTTGACAGTCTCGTTGCCTCCTTAACATGCTCTGGGCACCGTCTTCCAAGTGTTCCACCATCTCCCCCTAAAGTAGCATTATATTGCGGTTTTAATTTATCTATCCAATATATTTCTCTTTGTCCTGCTTTATCATTATTACACTCTTCTAATATTTCCCAAATAAATCCGTCTACACCATACTTTCGTATGGCATTTGGGAATGGAAGATTGGTATTTGTATTATTTGCGTACCATTTGTGGGTTGCTTTTCTCATATAAAGTTTCTCATAAGAAGTTCTTCCAATATAAAATTTGCCATTTTCTTTATTTGTAACTTTATAAATTTTTGCCATTATTCAATTAAATAAGTTCTTAACAGTAGTATTTATAAAAAAAGGAGACCTTTTTGGTCTCCTGAAATAATGTAGAAGGTGGAATAACCACCATATTTCTACATGAGATTTTTGACCGCAACTCTTCTGTAATAGCGGTTGCTATTAACTTGAAGTCTGCCAAGACCCTGATCAAGTCCTTCTGCAAATGGGTTTGCAACTAGACCATAACGGGTCTTAAAGCCAATCTTAGGCTGGAAGCTGTTCTCACCAACGGCACGAACCATCTGGAGAGGAACGTATGGGCAATAGAACAGACCTGCATCATAAGGTGAAGAACCCTTATAACCAACAACGTAGTACTGGTTGCCGCCTGCTGGAGCACCATTACCTGAAGTTAGGTTGGAAGCATATGGGTCAATGTAGACGCGGAATTTGCCCATCAGAGTACCAGCAAAGGTGTTGCCAGTATCATCGACAGTCAGGTTAGCGTTGAGTGCTGGGGTGTAGTCCAGAACGCCAGCCATGGTTAGAGCGGAAGCAACGTCTGCAGAGCAGAGGATAATGTTGCCCTTTCCACGACGAGTTCTCTGAGCAATAGCGTTAGCATCACGCTCAATCTGGAACAGAAGACCCTTGAACTTCTCAACTGACCAACGACCGTTGGAGTCAACATCTAGGTCGAATACACCAGCGGTAGCAACGTTCTGAGAAGCACCCTTCTCAGCGGTCATGTAGATAGTACGGATAAGTTCACGGTTGATTTCAGCAAGAATCTCAGTTGACAGAATGTTTGCCAACTCAGCTTCTGCATTCAGACCATGAATTGCCTTGAGGTCTTGTGCAAGCTCAAGTGAGTACTCGGCTTTCAGAGCGCGTGACTTTGCAGTAACGGTGACTTTCTCGATTGAGAATGCCATCTGGTTGAAAGCATTGCTTCCAGTACCATCAAGATTCTCAGCATCACCAGTTACCATACCCTGACCAACGTTATAGTCAGTAGCCGCTGGTGCAGCAGCATTCAGAAGTGCTGGGTTTGAACCCTGCTGAGTAGTAGTACCAATACCTGAAGTCGTTGAAGAGAATCCAGCGGTAACATCAAATCCACCATCCTGACCTGAGAATGCTGAATTTACTTCATCATAGAAAGTCTCAGCGCCACTCTGGTTGGTATAGCGTGAGCGCATTGCGAAGATAAGTCCAGTAGGACCACTCATTGGTTGAACGCCTGCAACATCATAGGCGATCAGGTTTGGCATCGAACGACGGATCAGTGAGATCAGTACGGGATCGAAACCTGCGGTAGGACCACCGGCAGCAGAAGTGCCACCAAATGCACCACTAGCACCAGCAGCGTTGCCGCTATTGGTTGGTGCCTCCATGAGCATACCCATGGAACCATTATTGAAAGCAGATTGCTCTCTTAGGAATTTTTCTTGGTTTTCGAGCAGGACAGCGGTTACAGCTCTACGATGAGAATCTTTGATTCCACCCTCATAATCGAGGAGAGGTGCCCACTTTTCCTGCAGATGTTCTGAATGAAACATTTGCTTTTACCTTTTTATTAAGTGTTTGTTTTTTTGGGTTTGAATTATATTAAATTCAATTATTTACCAAATGCTGAAAGGGTCTTCAGATAAGCAGCCATTGATCCAGAATAAGTTTCGGGAGAAACGCTTACTCCTTCTGAAAGAGTATCAGATTTAGTTTTAGGAGATACTACTTTTGAAGGGAAATATGATTCCTTCAATGTCTCCAGTTTTTCACGATATTCTTCTTCACTTTCAAACTCAACACTTTCGGCAAGTGAAGCGAGCTTGTCTCTCTGAGTGTCTGCAAGACCATCAGCGACTTGTTCAAAGATTCCATCAGCAACCGACTCTGCGAGACGCTTGTTAAGGGAAACGTTTTTCTCAATTTGCTCGTTGAGTTTTGTCTCCATTTCATCAAGTTTTTCTACCATGCTTTCAAGCACATCATATTTATCTTCAGGGATTGATACATAATGTTCTTCAAAAAGACCTTTCATTCCTTGTAGGAATGATTCGGTCATTTCGGTCTTAAGACCATTTTCAATTACGAGTGCATTTTCTTCCATCCACTCTGCAGAAACATACTCCAGGTATGCATCTACACGCTCTGAAAGTTCTTCTTTAATTTCTTGAACCTCTTCTGCGAGAGCAATTGCATATTGCTCTTCGATTTCCTCTTTAATTTGAGAAACTCTAGAAAGAATAGCGGCTTCAAAAATTGTTCTTGCCTTTTCTTGGAACTCTTCAGAAAGTTCTTCGCCGGCAAGAAGAGCATTGACATCTTCTTCGATATCAAACTCTTCCTTCATCTTATTCTTCTTACCACCTTCCTCGTCTTCGTCTTCGTCCTCTTCTTCGTCTTCGTCTTCGTCCTCTTCTTCGTCTTCTTCCTTAGCTTCTACAATTTCTTCTTCAGTATCTTCTTCGGCATCTTCTAAGAGTTCTTCATCTTCGTCATACTCAAACTCTTCATCCTCTTTGACTGCTTTCATTGGATCGGCAGACTTAGCACCTTTATTTACAACATCCTTAACTTGCTTAAGTGTTGCTCCAGGAGTCTTCAACTTTGCCGAGTCATCCGTTGACTTATAGTTGGAAGGATCAGGACCTCCCAAATCTTCCCAACCAGCAGTTTGACCGGGGGTTGAACCAGATAAATGTGGCATTGCATCCGCTGCCTTGGCATTAGCATTGACAGCGGTTCTGGATTGCTTAGTGCCTACTTCCATTTCTTGTAAATCTCCACGAGACATTTGAACTCTCCGTTTAACCTTACGTTATAAACTATATTTATTTATAATTAAATAAATTACAATGAATTTAAGAACTCATTGAATAAACTCAACTTATACTCTTCAAGTAGTTTTTCATCCACGAGAGTATTAATTCTTCTTTGAGTATTTTCAACTAATCTTTCGCGAAGAATGCCTCCATCAAGAACCCATTCCTTTCCTTCCATAATTCCTTGAACAAAAGCATCGGGAGCAGAAGGATCGGCAACAATATCTGCAGCAGTGGCAAGCATAAAGTCTTCACCGACTTCAGTATATCCCTCATTATTTTGCTTCACTGAACCAATACCACGAGAAGAAACTCCAAGGGTTACTCCTTCTTTGAGAAGTGACTCTGCAATTTTCCCCATTGGGGTTGAAAGAATTTGTGCCTTTCCAATAAAGTTATTTCCCCTTTGTTCTAGAGAAACAATCTTATGAGAAACTCTGTCAAGATTTACAGTTGGACCATCAGGATGACCAAGTTCTCCAAGAGCACGACCTTTATTTACATACTGCTCAGTATAACGCTTTACCTCTCTTTCCATAACGGGTAGACGATACATTCTACCGTTACGATTTACTACTTCAGTTTGGAGGAAAGGTCCTTGAATATAGAGAGTTTTTTTACCATTTACTGTTTCAGTAAGAACTTCTACTGATTCAATTTCTTCGGTGATTAGTTTCATTTTTCTTAGTTTGTGAATCCTACTTTTGCAGCTTTAATTGCAGATGAAGTCCAAATGACATCAGTAGGATATTTTTCTAAAAATTCCACTGAATTGCCGGGCATAGTAAAATAATTGGTAGTTGCTGCTCCAACTACAGTAGATACTCCAACAGTCACAATTCCTGACGTATCATTATGAAGTCTCACACAACTTGCACTACCGATGCTTGTTGCAGCACCAGCACTTGCACCAGTCGAAATTTCAGATTCAATTATTTTAGTTCTTTGCATTGGTATAATAAAGACTTTATTAGTTATTTATTATTATTAGTCTTCCACATAAATCAATGATGCCTTAGCAGAAGTCATATTACTTGTAGAAGTCATAAAAATACTAATAAAATTATTCGGTGGAATATCAATACCCAAATCACTTAAATTTGCATCCAAAGTATCTCCATTGGAAATATGGAATGCTGCTACTGGTTGATATGTTTGTGTTGCACTCATTACAAATAATCCATCAACGTTTTGTGTTGCATAATAAGATGCATTATATTCATTTACACTGGTCCACTTTAAATATTTTGCGAGATTTGGATTTACATAAAGATATAAGATTGCTGGGTCTCCATTAGTATTCACGGAAGCAGTAACTCTTTTTAAAATCAAATCTCTTGTATTAACTTTGTTTTGGTAAACAAGTTGATTTTTAACTGATAAAATATGATACAAAGAACCTGGAGAGTTCATTGTATCATTTCTTGAACCTGTTGCCGAATATGAATATCTTACTTGCTTCACAATACCTTCAACTGCACCCATAAATGATGCACCTCTACAAGTTACAACACCACTTGTAGCACCACCAAGATTTGCTGC